GCCTACAGCGACTGCCAGCGTCGCTGCTGAAGGCGAGTAAATGGCAACGGTCACCCACTCACAGGTCACAGTAGGCACCTCGCCAGTACTCATTGCGACTGGGATTGTCGGCGCTTCTCACATCTACCTACACTCTCCCACCGGCGGAAACAGCGTCTTTATCGGCAGTAGCACTGTAACCACCTCTAACGGCTTCGAGTTGCCAAAGAATGAGATGCACGAGGTATGGCTGCCAGAGACTGACAAGTTGTATGCGGTGGTAGCATCAAGCACGCAAGTGCTATTCGTCCTACACACAGGAGGCCGCTAAATGTCTTACGCAACACTGGCGCAGTTCAAGGCCGCTGTGGGCATCACGGATAACACCGATGACACCGCGCTCCAGAATGTTCTGGACGCTACCGACACGCTGATCGATCTCTACTGCGACCGAAAGACAGGATTCGGCACCGCGACCGAGACGCGCTACTACACCGCTGAAGCCTATGACTATGTGCTGACCGATGATCTCGTGAGCGTCACGACGCTGACCACCGACGATCTTGAGAACGGCACCTACTCAACGACTTGGACTGCCAACACAGACTTCCAGCTCACGCCAAAGAACTACGCGCTCGACGGCTTGCCGTTCACCGGCATTAGCCGCAGCAACGCCTTCACCAAGAACTTCCCTAAGAACATCTTCCTTGGCGTGAAGGTGGTCGGCGTGTTCGGCTTCCCTGCCCTTCCAGCCGCCGTCGTACAGGCCGCCATCATCCAGGCAGGCGCTGTGTGGAACAGCCGCACCGCACCGTTCGGCGTGATCGGATCTGCTGACCTTGGCGGCATCCTGCGGATGAGCCGCGCCCTGCACCCAGAGGCCGCACTGATCCTTGAGCCATACCGTAAGCGCGGCGGCTTGGCGGTATGACCGATCTCACAATCCTTGACGCCATCGCAACGCGCCTAGGGGCTGCTACTCCGCCCACTGGCTACACACTCCGTAAGGCATACGCCACCCCACCTGAGTCGCTCCCAGTCGTGCCTGCTGCGATCCTCTTCCCAGGCGATGACTCGATCAGCATCGGCAATGGCAATCGAACGACCGTGCTGACGGTAGCAATCCGCATCTACCTCCTTCCTATCCCACGGATGGATGACAAGTACCGCGACCTCTACACTTGGCGTGCCTGGCTCCGAACCGTGTTCGATGGAGCCGTGACGATTAGTGGAAACGCTGCGCAAGTGGCAGTGACCAGCACTACACTCGGCACAGATACCTATGCCGATCAGGAATACCTGACCGTAGAAGCAAGTGCGGAAGTCACGGTCCTTGATACCGTGGCGTTCACCGCGTAGAGCAAGGAGAACTTAGATGGCAACCATCGGCGCAAAGGCTCTGACGCGAATCGCTACTGCGTCGCAGGCCGCTTTCGGAACCGCAGCTTCAATCGGCACCGCCACTGGCGAGATCCTCTTCAACGAGACAGTCGGCTCAATCGACTTGGGCGTGACCGTTGACCTTGGCGAGACCGTATCGGTTGGCAAGCGCACCGCCATTCAGGCGAGCCAGCCAACCATCACCGGTCGCGCTCCAGTTCTGACTATTGCTGAGGGTCCTGCTTCAATGCGAACCCTTCCGCTCATCTTTGATGCCATCGGCGGCAGCACGACTGGCGCAGGACCATACACCTGGACTTGGTCGCCAACACAGGGCGATGTCGACACGCTCGTCTTCTACTCCTTCTTGGTCACCGACGGTGTGCAGAAGTATCTCGTGCGAGATGCTGCGCCTACCGAAATCACAATCTCTGCAGATGCCACAGGGCTGCTCCAGGCTGGTGCAACCTTCGCCGCAACGACCGCTGCTTCATCCGCGCTGTCCTTCCCTACGGCGATTCCTGCGAACCCATTCTTGGCTGGGCGCTTGATGAAGTTGAGCACCGACACCAACTTCCCTGACAAGAGCGGCACAGGCGCGACCGACTACGCCTCTATCTTCAACTTCAACCTGTCGATCACGACAGGCGTTGGGATGGTCACGGCGCTTGATGGCAGCCTGACGGCCGCTACCGCTGCGCTGACCGGAGTGCTTGATGCAACGCTGACCTTCACGGTTGCGAGCAACTCGGCAGCTACGACCTCATTCCCAATCACCGACATCGCCACGCAGAAGTACCTGCGCCTCTACGGCACAACGACCGACAGCTACGGCGTGTTTATTCTCGGCTCGTGGGAGATCGAGAACATCGTGCCGTTGTCTGCGGATAACGAAGGCGTGGTGGTCAATGAGGTCACCTGCCGACTGGCATACGATGTGACTTCAGGCAAGAGCCTTGAAGTCATCATCGACTCGCCACTGGCAACAGCGCCATAAAGCACAGCGCCTAGGGCGCTAGTAGGAGGATCAATGGCAGGCACAAGAATCATCACCCTGGACGGTGAGTACGCAGGCTGGCAGGCTGAGTTGCGCTCAGGCGTGAGCGCTCGCATCTTGCTCGATCTGGAATCAGGCAGCTCGTCAAGGGCGCTTGAGGCATTTGCCAAGATGGTGGTCTCGCACAACTTCAAGGGCCTTGACGGCTTGCCGGTCAAAGACATCCTTGATGCTCCGATCGATGCGTTGAGCGCAACGCTCGATGCGTGGGGTAAGGCGAACCAGCCGGACCCCAAGTAAGGCTCGCTGCACGGCGACTGGCGCACGGTCAATCATTCTCGCCACCGCCGGAGATCATCTTCCACATCCTTGGTGAGAAGTTTGGGATGTGGCCAGAGCAGGTGGCGAGCCTTCCAATAGAAGAGGTGCTGCTCGCCTGGATGATCCACGCGGAGTTGCAGCCGAAAGGGAAGTAATGCGAAGCGGTGTGATCCTAGAGGCTACGGCTGATCGGAACTTTGATCAGCTCCGCCTTGGCTTCCTGAAGGGATCAAACCCCAGCGCATTCAAGCGCTTGATGACCTTCGCCGCACTCAACGCAGCACGCACCCTTCAGAAGCCGATGCGTGACAAAGCACCAAAGGGTGCCACCGGCAAGCTGCGGAAGAAAATCCTTGCACGCAAAGCAAGGTTCAACAACCCTGCTGCGGTAGTCGGCATCAAGGGTGGACGCAACGGAGTCTTCTATGGCTATCTCGTGGTCGGTGGATCTGGCACACGGCGCACTACGCCGAACGGCACCTTTGTGGTGAGGGGCGTAGCGCCGCGACCATTCGTTGATCAAGTGGTAAAGCAACGCTCCAACATTGACCGAGCGGTAGAGTCTTACTCTAAGACGGTGAGCGCGTTCTTCAATGACGAGCCATTCCGCAAAACCATCCTGAAGTTCAAGAGAGGTAATCAACGCTGATGGCTGCCAACCAGACCGCGAACTTTGTCGTCAAGGCTAAGGATCAAGCCACAGGACCACTGGGCAAGATCGGCACCTCACTCGGCAAGCTAAAGGGAACATCCGTCAGCGTCTTCAAGGGCATTGCCGCAGCATCTGCGGTCGCAGCGACCGCGCTCGCGGCGTTCGCCTTCAAGGCTATTGACTCGGCGATCAAGGATGAGCAGGCAACCATCAAGCTCAACGCAGCGCTGAAGGCGCGCGGCATCCTGACCGATGGGCTGAAGGAGAAGATCGACCAGCAGATCGTCTCAATGGCCGCGCTCGGTATCACCGACGACCAGGTACGAGCCGGTATCGAGATGAGCAGCAGGTTCTTCACGAAGCAGAACGACCTCCTCAGACTCAATGCTGTCGCAGCCGATGTCGCCGCAATCACTGGCGGTGAGCTTGTCGATGTGATCACCGCCATCGCGAAGGGCCAGAGAGGGCAGACACGCGGCCTTGTCGCGCTCGGCATTCAAGTCAAGAAGGGCGCGACGCTCAACGACATCCTCACCGCCGCCACCAAGAAGTACGGCGGCGCAGCCGAAGAACTTGCCACCTCGACCAGCGGCAAGCTGCTCTCTGCACAAGTTAGGTTCAACGAAGCCATTGAGGCATTCGGATACAAGTTCCTACCCAAGGTTCAGGAGGGTCTCACTGTTGTCGTGGAGCAAGGACTACCAGCCCTGGAGAGCGCGCTCGATAACATTGCACCGAAACTGGTCAGCGTTGCTGAGAACCAGGTCATCCCACTCTTCGAGTCGTTTGATAAGTTGACAAAGTCCATTGGGTTCACTGGCGGCGCGTTCGAGCTTCTCGGAGCAGTCGTTCAACTTGCTTTGATGCCGGTGGTGATTCTCTTGGATTCGCTGAAGTTGGTCATTGACGCAATCACAAACGGCATCCGCTTTATTACTGGGCAAGGTCCGATGGGAACTGGCGTAAGTCCTAACCCAATGGCATCTAAGTATTCCACCGCAGGGAATGTTGGCACCTCATACGGCGCACCTGGCAACACGACTTTTGTGACCAATGTCGCAATCGGCACAACCAAGGTGGACACCGTGGTCTCAAACTCGCTGAATCGAACGGTCACTCCTAAGCGCGGCCGCTAAATGGCGAATCCTTTCACGCTGATCATTGCAGGCGTGACTGGCGCAGGTGCCGGTGGCGACCTGCTGACCCTTCCAGCTCCAGCCTCTACGACCGTTCCCTATGTTGACCTTGGCACCCTGACGGCAACCCTCTCAGGCGACGGAGACGGTGGGTCAATGTCCTTTGATGTGATTCAGCCAAAGACTCCGAGCGGCACGACACCGTGGTGGCGCTCAGGTGGGGTCTATGACCAGGCGCGCGTCCAGTTCTTTGACAGCCGCTACAGCGCAACCACGCCACTCTTCCTTGGCTTCATCACAGGCATCAATGCGGTCCTGCTAGAGAACGGCGTAGGCACACGCGCAAGTGTTGAGGTTTCGGATGCCGACGGCTGGCTTGAAAAGACCATCATCCGCAACGGCAAGACAGGCATCCGCGCCACCTCCTTCGTGGACTCGTTCACGCTCGGCACTGCAACATCAACCGATCGCGAGATTATCAATGGGCTGCTCGCGCGTGTGAACACGCAGGTCAACGATGCGACCACACGGCAAATCCTGAACACCGCAGTGATCAGCGGCTCAACGCGAGCCATCTACACAGGGTCGGCGCAAACCATCGGCAAGCAGAGCTTCAAGGCGACTACGCTGCAAAGCGCACTCGATCAGGTAGCCGAACTTTCAGGCGGTCTAGCTGACATCCAGTACCGCTATTGGATTGATGGCGATGGGCGACTCAACTACGGCCCCAAGACCACAGCTCCAACCTACGCCACCGCTCCGGCAGAGATTGTGACCGACCCTGCAAGCATCCAGACCGGCAGTGCTGCGAGCGTCACGCGCCTCTTCGCTCGTGACCTTTCTGTCAACTTGGATCACGGCGATATCGTGAAGGGCATCTTTGTGCAGGCAGACTCGACCTATGCGCGCTACGACAGCAACCAGACATTCCCAACCGCTCCGACCAACGACCCATACTTCCGCACCTACACAGGAACCTACAGCCGCGACGGCGCTGGGCTTGCAAGTCGCAATGGTCCTCTGCCGCACGAAGTGTTCAGCGCGCCAAAGGTGATTGCCAAATCTGACCGTGGCGCAACCATCGGCTCACTCGCTCGCGCCACGATGGTCACGCGCGGCAAGCCAGTACGCACCGTCTCATTCACCATTGCCGGTGGAAACCTGAGCCAGACCGCTTCGCCAGATTGGGAGTACGGCTACACCCAGGGCTGGGCAGAGACCGCTGCTGCAACCTACACGCTCGTCAAGGCGTGGCTGCCAGGGCAGTATGTAAAGATCAACGCACCCTCGCTAGACTTGGCAAACATCGTCTTGTACATTCCCACCGTGACGCTGACCTTCGCAGAGGGTGGCGGTACCTACCAGGTTCAATACGACATCCAGGCGGACTTCCGTCGGAAATACATCAAGGGGCTACGCGGCCTCATTCAAGGAGAGTAAGAGTGGGTAAGTACGGCACAAACCTAGAAGGCTTCGGAGCGTTTGAGGGTGGAGTCAACGCCGACAAGGGCGCACCGCTCGTCAGCACATCGAGCGACGGCGAGACCGCGCTGCTTTTCGGTCCAGCAGCGCTGCGAGAGATTCAGGCTGGCGTGGCGAACGGCGACTTCGCCATTCCGCCGGACGCAGCTGGCGACACCATCACTTCTGAGAACCCTCTGCCCTACTGGACCTTCACGGATGATGACTCAGCTGGAGCAATCACTTGCGCGGTCGTCGTTGACTCTGGATCAGGTTCAGGAAATATCCTTCGCTGGACGGTTGCCGCTGGAACCACTACCGGCAAGACAGCCACGCTGTCGCGCTATCTCCCTATTGCCGCAACGCGAGACCGAGCTTACGCTTTCTACCCTGAGTTCACAATGGGAGGAGCAACGAATGTCACTTCGCGCAAAGTAATCGTAACGATGCAGTTTTAC